AGACTTCACGAATGATGAAGATTAGTCTAGCGGTAATACTGCTCACGTTGGTCTCAACACCGGCCTGGTCAGATGAGGTTCTCCCTGGTTTCCTCATTAAGAGGGACAACGGTGAAATGAAGGCATGCTTCGTCGTATCCGACATACAGGCCATCTGTTGGACCATGCATCCGCCAGCCGAGATGTGTACCCCCACAACCAAAGATCAACAAACACTAATATGCAACTCACAGGAAACTTGACTGATGCAAGATGATATAACCTTTGAGAACCCCCTATTGGCCTCCGCACAGCGACGACGAGTTGACCAGATGTTACGGCAGGACGCTGGTGGTGTCTCAGGATTTGGTGTCGTCCAGAGAGACGGTGGGACCGGAAGGGGCTTTCAACCGACGGATATAGCGGGAATGGCGGAACAGGTTGAGACACTGGCGAGTGAGCTTCAGGCACAGGCCATGGGATCACGCATGGAGGATCGAATAGATAACCCAGAGGATTACCCCAATGCCTACATACAGAATGAAGATGGATCTCGCTCGACACACCTAATGGCTGCGGAGATAGATCCCCGGACTCGTAAGAGCTATGCATTCCCAATGATAGTACAGAACGGTGACGCTGGTATGCATAAGTTCACCAACCCACAGGAAGCACTCCAGTGGAACCTTAAGAATGGTAATGTCAAGGAGTTCAACACCATCGAAGAGGCAGATGCATGGAGTCAAAACTACAAGACAGATGCCTTCAATGAGTATCACGAGGAAGATCAACGGACGGTCCAACGGGAAGATGCCACCGAAACTGGGATGATGGGTGTCTCTGGTGAGAAGCTTAGAACACTAGCACAGACGCAGAAGAAACAAGTCGTGGATACCCAAAGGGCCATTTCGGTAATACGGGATGCTGAGGGATATACAAGCGACCGTCTGCCCAATGCCCCCGCAGCCAACGTACCCATCGTGCCGGACGCGAAAAAAGCACAGGAAGTTATCGATGAGTATGCACTGCAGAAACGAAGACGTAGATACACCATTCCATCAGAGGACACGGAAGCCTACAATGAGGCCAAGAAAGTAACGCAATCGGGGTATACCGTTGGTGGTTTTGATACCATCCATGGATCAGCTAAGAATCTGGAGAAGGTCTTAGATGTCCTGACCGCAGAGGCCATTAGCCAAGCCACAGACCCACAGGTTTCTAACCCGATAACCTTACAGATGATTGACTCCATAAGGGAAGCACGAGAACTGAAACTGAAAGGAAAGTCAGCGGTGGACTTTATGAAGAGGAACCAAGTTGATTTTGAGTTAAGTGATTCCACGTTAAACCAGATTGTGGAGGTTGCACTTCCTGAGTATGAGAAGATATTGATCTCTGGTTTTAATGGCGAACCGGGAATGGGCAGTCAAGTCTTTAAAGAACTAGAGACAGAAACCAAGGCCGCGCTGGTCTCCCTACATTGGCTTCACAAGGACGGACCAAACGGTCTCAAGACCATCAAGGACTACATGGAGAACAAGACCGACGCTAACTATGATGCGGTTGTTAAGGAATTTAGAAACTACTGGGGAAATAACCCCAACAAGAAACCAGCTCAGTCACACGTCGACCGATCTACAAACGTCCTCGATAAGTTCCAATCAGCCTACGGTGCCGATCATCAGTGACCTAAACATATCGCTCCTACCGTGGCAACAAGAGGTATGGGAAGACGATACAAGATTCAAGGTGGTAGCCGCCGGACGTCGGACGGGCAAGACCCGCTGGGCCGCATGGAAGTTAATCACCAAGGCACTGACCGATCAACCCGGTAGTGTCTTCTACGTTGCCCCCACACAGGGACAGGCCCGTGACATCATGTGGAAGCTCCTGTTGGAACTTGGCGCACCCGTCATCAAGTCCGCCCACATCAATAACCTAGAGATCACCCTGATCAACGGAGGCTCAATCAGCCTCAAGGGTGGCGACAGACCGGAGACCATGCGTGGTATCTCCCTCAAGTACCTAGTGCTTGACGAATATGCCGACATACGACCCGACGTCTGGGAACAGATACTCAGGCCGGCACTGGCGGATCAGAAGGGAGAGGCAATGTTCATTGGTACGCCAATGGGACGTAACCACTTCTATGATCTATACAAGTATGCAGAACTTGGGGATGACACCTCGTTCAAGTCGTGGCACTTCACCAGTTATGACAACCCAATGTTGGACACCGAGGAGATTGAGGCAGCCAAGAAGAGTATGTCCTCATTCGCATTCCGTCAGGAATTCATGGCATCCTTTGAGGCCATGGGTTCAGAGATGTTCAAGGAGGAGTGGGTAACAATTGAGGAAGATCCAACGATCACCGGTGATTACTACATCGCATGTGACCTAGCTGGCTTTGAAGAGGTCGCAAAGAAGCGACGAAAGAAGAACAGACTGGATGATTCAGCGATGGCTGTCGTCAAGGTGGGCGAGAACGGTTGGGTCGTGGAAGATGTCGTCAATGGACGTTGGACCCTCGATGAGACCGCCAAGAGGATCTTTGATCTCGTCAAGAAGTACAAACCAATGTCCGTGGGGATAGAGAAGGGCATATCTAAACAGGCCGTCATGAGTCCCCTAATGGACATGATGAAGAAACAACAGTTCTTCTTCCGAGTTGAGTCGCTATCACACGGCAATCAGAAGAAGACGGACAGGATAATGTGGGCATTACAGGGTCGCTTTGAGAATGGACTGATAACCCTCAAGAAGGGAGAGTGGAACATCAAGTTCCTCGACCAGCTATTCCAGTTTCCCGACCCACTAACGCACGATGACTTGATTGACGCACTCGCGTACACCGATCAGCTTGCCAAGGTTGCCTACGTCGGCACCTTTGAAGAGATCGACGACTTTGAACTACTCGATGAATTTACGGGATACTAACCATGATTGATGATGACAACGATGTAAGCACAGGTGAAACCCTCGAATCGTGGGTGATGTACAAGGCCGAAACGTGGCAAGAACACTATCGCCAAAACTACAAGGAGACCCATGATGAATACTACCGCCTCTGGCGTGGCATCTGGGCATCGGAAGACAAGACACGAAAGTCCGAACGATCACGAATCATAGCTCCCGCGCTACAACAGGCCGTTGAGTCATCAGTCGCAGAGATAGAAGAGGCCACTTTTGGGCGTGGAAAGTGGTTTGATCTCATAGATAACATGGGTGATAAGGATACAAAGGACGTAAACTTCCTTCGTAACAAGCTACATGAAGACTTCACCTTCGCCAAGATACGAAAGGACATGTCTGAGGTCATCCTTAACGCGGCAGTCTTTGGTACCGGTTTAGCCGAGGTGGTATTGGATGTCGTAAAGCAATCAACCCCCGCATCCGAGCCAGTCATGGACGGACAACTCAAGGCCGTCGGTGTCAATGTGGTTGACCGAACGGTCGTCAAACTCAAGCCAATATTACCCAAGAACTTCTTTATTGATCCCCTCGCAACCTCAATTGAAGATGCGATGGGCTGTGGTATCGACGAGTTCGTCTCTCGACACAAGGTCGTTGAACAGATGGATGCCGGTATATATGAGGATGTACACATTCAAGATGCATCCGAGGACATGAACATCGAGGCAGATGAGTCCTTAACGATATACCAGAGTGATAAGGTACGTCTCACGCGATACTACGGTCTCGTACCGGTACACCTACTGGAAGACACCGGTGAGACAATCCCCGATGACCACCAAGGTGAGTTCATCGAGGCCATGGTCGTAATTGCAAACCAAGGAACACTCCTGAAGGCCGTGGCAAACCCATACATGATGCAGGATCGTAACATACTGGGCTTCTCTTGGGATACCGTACCATCAAGGTTCTGGGGTAGAGGCGTATGTGAGAAGGGTTACAACTCTCAGAAGGCACTGGACGCGGAACTACGCGCAAGGATTGACGCACTGGCACTGACGGTACATCCAATGATGGCAATTGATGCCACAAGGATTCCCCGTGGTACAAAACCAGAGATCAAGGCGGGTAAACTCCTACTGACAAATGGTAACCCATCGGAGATCCTACAACCATTCAACTTTGGACAGGTCAATCAGATAACCTTCGCACAGGCAAGTGCCTTGCAGGAGATGGTTCAGCAGTCCACCGGTGCAGTTGATGCATCTGGTATCAGTGGTGCCGTCAATGGTGAATCAACCGCCGCTGGCATTAGCATGTCCCTGGGTGCCGTAATCAAACGACACAAGAGAACACTACTCAACTTTCAAGATGGCTTCCTCATCCCCTTCGTGGCAAAGGCCGCTTGGAGATACATGCAGTTTGAACCGGAGGAGTATCCAGTCTATGACTACAAGTTTACCGCCTCAAGTTCACTGGGAATCATGGCGAGGGAGTATGAGGTCACACAGATGGTACAACTATTGCAAACGATGGGTACAGATTCACCAATGTATCTATCGCTCATTGGTAGTGTCATTGAGAATATGAACATATCCAACCGTGAGGAACTATTGGCAGAGATCGCCAAGATGCAGGAACCTGATGAGGCCGCACAGAAGCAGCAGCAGGAACAGGCACAAGCGGCGGCAGAGTTTCAGGCGGCACAGACTCAGATGGTTGCGTCTCAGGGCAAGGAAAGTTCAGCAAGGGCATTCAAGTACATGGAAGAAGCCAAGGCAATCCCAATGGGGCTGGAGATCGATAAGATTAAGGCGGCAACCACCAATCTTGATGATGGCGTTCAGGATGACAAGGAGTTCGCCCGTAGACTAAAGATAGCTGACATGCACATACGCGAGAAGGCCATCGACTCACAGAGAGATACCGCACGTGAGAAGATGCAGGGACAACAACCACAACCACAACAACCACCACAGGGGTTTGAGCAATGATACCACTCACAATCATCAGTTCGTTGGTCAGCGGAGTCACGGGATACTTCACCAAGAAGCAAGACAACAAGGCCGCCACCAAGTCAGCAGCCGCTAAATTGGAGCAGACCAAGGAAGGCGGTAGACAGAAGCTAAAACTAACGGATGCCGAGTGGGAATCATTGGCGGTTAGGGCAACTCAGGATAGCTGGAAGGACGAGTATGTAACGCTCATCATCACGGCACCAATTCTCATGATCCTCATAGGCTCCCTCAGTGCCTCTCTGGGCTTCGAACATGGACCACTGGTACTGGCGGGTGCCTTATCGGGCATCGTCGCTCTCAAGGAGCTAGGGATGGACTACGGCTTCCTCGTGAACTCCGTCGTACTGGCAGCAATCGGACTTAAGGTGTGGAGGGCATGAGCGTGAGTGATACCGTATCAGCAATCACCCAGCCGACAACTTACACCGCAACGTCGGTGGCTGTTGTCTCAAGTGCAACGGCACCAACGTCAGAGATACCTTGGATTGCAATCGTATCCTTGGGGATAGCGATGGCATCCTTGGCGGTCAATTGGCATTACAAACGTAAGGACTCCAAGTCGTTACATAGACGTAGAGAACTATAATGTATATCGATGAGAAGCGACTGGCGGATCTGGCGGACCAAGTTAATGTCGCCTTCAAGGCACAGGAGTTGGCAATGGAAGAGATACATAAACAACTCAAGGATCTCTACCTGAAGATAAATGACAAGAAGCGTAAATAAAGCTT